TTCATAGTATTATTATATCACAATTATTCTTTGCTGTCAACCTCTGGTGTCACATCTTCAAAGTCAGCGTCAATAGTATTATCGTCTTTCTTTTTAGGTTGTTCTTCTTTTTTAGGTTCTTCTTGTTGTTGCATATCTTTATAGACTGCCTCACCAAGTTTCATAGACGATTCAGTTAATGTTTTAGTTTTGTTCTTAATGTCTTCAACATCATCACCTTTAAGTGCTTCTTCAAGATCAGTTATGCCAGTTTCTATTTTAGTTTTTTCTTCTACTGAAACTTTGTCGCCGTGTTCTTCAACAGTTTTCTTTAAACTAGCAACAAGACCGTCACCATGATTTTTTGCCTCAATCTTTTCTTTAATCTTTTCGTCAGCATCTTTGTTTGCTTCTGCGTCTTTGACCATTTGTTCTATTTCTGTTTCTGATAAACCACCAGAAGCTTGTATAGTTATTTTTTGTTCTTTACCTGTACCTTTGTCTTTAGCAGATACACTTAAAATACCATTAGCGTCAATATCAAATGTCACTTCAATTTGAGGTACACCTCTTGGTGCAGGTGGTACTCCGTCAAGCATAAAGTTACCAAGTGACTTATTATCTTTTGCAAGTTGTCTTTCACCTTGTGTAACCACTATATTAACAGCGTTTTGATTATCTTGTGCAGTAGAAAATACTTGACTTTTCTTTGTAGGTATCGTTGTATTCTTTTCAATAACTTTTGTAGATACGCCACCAAGTGTTTCAATACCTAATGATAGAGGTGTCACATCTAATAGTAATACATCATTCACATCACCTGCTAATACACCACCTTGAATTGAAGCACCTATAGCAACTACTTCATCTGGATTTACTCCTTCATGTGGTTTTTTGCCAAAGAATTTTTCTACTTCTTTTTTAACCATAGGCATCCTAGTCATACCACCAACTAATATAACTTCATCTATATCTGTTGATTTTATACCAGCGTCTTTCAATGCTGTTTGACAAGGTGTCATTGATTTCTTAATTAGATTATCTACTAGACCTTCAAATGTTCCTCTATTTAATTTAACATTTAAATGTTTAGGTCCTGTCTTATCAGCAGTAATGAAAGGTATATTAATTTCTGTTTCAACTGTTGATGACAATTCACATTTTGCTTTTTCAGCAGACTCTCTAACTCTTTGTAATGCTAGATTATCTGATTTCAAATCCATACCATGTTCTTTTTTAAATTCTGATAATAGATGTTCTACAATAGCATTATCAAAGTCTTCACCACCTAGTGATGTATCACCGTTTGTAGATTTAACTTCAAATACACCATCACCTAATTCAAGAATAGATACATCAAATGTACCGCCCCCTAAATCATAAACTGCAATTGTGCCTGATTTCTTTTTATCTAAACCATATGCTAATGCAGCCGCAGTAGGTTCATTGATAATTCTTTTAACATCAAGGCCTGCAATCTTACCAGCGTCTTTTGTTGCTTGTCTTTGTGAATCATTGAAGTAAGCAGGCACAGTTATAACTGCCTCTTTAACTTCTGATCCTAAATATTTTTCAGCAGTTTCTTTCATCTTCTGTAAAGTGAAAGCTGAGATTTGTGATGGTGAATACTTTTTACCTTTTGCTTCTACCCATGCGTCTCCATTATCTGCTTTAACAATTTTATAAGGTGTTGTCTGTATATCTTTCTGTACAGATTCTCCGTCAAATGTTCTACCAATTAATCTCTTAACTGCATAGATAGTATTTTCTGGATTGGTTACTGCTTGTCTTTTAGCAGGCATACCTATCAATGTTTCATCGCCAAATGATACTACTGACGGTGTTGTTCTTGCACCTTCTACGTTTTCTAATACTTTCCCTTGTGATCCTTCCATTACGGCAACACAAGAGTTCGTTGTTCCTAAGTCTATTCCAATTATTTTACTCATTATATATTCTCCTTTCTATGCTATATAATAACGATTTCTCTAATGTCAAGTGTTATTTTAAAAAAATTCATCTAAAGTTGCTTTCTTTTCAAAGTCCCAGCCAATTGCATTTACAATAAATCTTAATGGTTCTAGGAATGATTTAACAAACATTTCATCATAATCAATATATTGATGTAGTTTAAATTCTTTTGGCAGTTGAGTTGAGAATGATATAACATTCTCTCTTAAAGGATTAGGTTCTTTCAATGATATAAACTTAACCTTATCACCACTTTGTATTGTTTCATACTTCTTCAATTTATGTTGTTTCAATAGATTGTTATAAAGCAAAGCACCTCTTACATGAATAGGCGTTGACTTTTGATATATATCTTTTGATGATGTATATTTTTTAAGATTATTACAACTTCTAGGATAAGCAATATCTTCAGGTGGTAACTTTCTAAAGTGTGTTCTAAAATTCTCTATAAACTGAATCAATGTGTCTTGATCTTTATTCATAATTACTTTTAATGCTTCTTTAATCTTCACACGACAAGGTGCAGGAGTTGAAGATTTAACTGCCTCGATACCCATGATCTTTAGTTTAGGTTCTTTTAGATTAATACCTTCTTCATTAAATACATTTAGAATATATCTTTTCTTTGCAGTCCATATACCTTTGTTGGCAATTACTTCTCGTTTCATAATCATTTTCTGATCGTATGCCTTAACATACTTTGCAAGTTTTTCAAAACTAGAATCAATAAATGGTTGTAGTTTTTCTTCACAGAATTTATCTAACACTTTTACAATCTTTCTTTGGTCAGATTTATCTTTAAATACTTTGTTAACCATTTCACCTAGTTTGATATAGATTGAATCTGTATCAGACGCAACAACATAAGTAATATTTTTTGTTTTCAATATTTTATTTAGATACTCGTTTACATCACGTTCAATCCATCTGATTGTCAATTGACCTGCCATTGTAATACCTTCAGCGTGTCTTACATCAAAGTATCTAAAGTATTGATTACCAATAGCACCATAGGCACTATTCAAAGCAATCTTTCTTGCAAGTTGAATATTATAATTTTTAGATATCTCATTCTTTAATCTTTCATCACCTGTTTCTTCATACAATGCTTTCGCCTTTGCCATCTTGTTTTTATATAAGACACGTTCTTTATAGAAAGTATCCATAAGTTCAGGTAGAAAACCCTGCTTGTCTGTCCTAAATTGAGCACCGTTGGGAGTGATAGTTCTCGTATCTAGGTCAGACAGGTCAGATTTTTGATTTAACATATTCTCTACATTGACACGATTAGGGTCATAACCAACCATAGTTTCAGGAGAGATATTGTATTGCATAATTAAATGTGGATACAAACTGTTTAAATCGAAACTTACTATCCAGTCGTGAAAACCTACGACAGGATCTTTTACATAAGCACCTTCGTAACCTCTTGATTGTTTAGACTCTACAACAGCAGGTGCAACAATATTTTTAGATTTTAAATGATTAAATATAATAGTATCCCATACTCTTACTTGACTAAACACATCTTGATAATTAACTTTTGCCTCATACGCCATAGTCAAATGTAGATCAATTAATTTCATCTTGTCTTCTAGTTTATCAACAAGTTCTACATCTTGGATATTATATTCTATAAATTGTTGATAATCTTTTTGATAGAATTCTTTAAATGTATCATAAGGATTTTCATGTTTATTCTCACCTAGTTCTACTTCACCTATGTAATCTAGTTTATAACTTTCTCGTCTAACAAATGTATGCTTACGATATAGATCAAGGTAATCTAAAATAGAAACACCCATGATATCCCAATAATTATATTGTTTATTAAAACCTACATCTGTTTTAGTTTGTTGTGATACTACACCCCATGGACTAAATTGTAAAATATATTCATCACCCATGAGTCTTCTAAATCTATTCATTAAGAAAGGTATGTCAAAGAATTTAACATTCCAACCTGTAATAATATCAGGATTATATTCTAACCAAAACTCTAAAAACTTTTCAATCAATGCAGTTTCACTAGCACACTTTATAAATCTAACATCTGGTCTGTCATTTACAAAGTCATTCATACCAAAGACTATGATCTTCTTTGTTGTATGTTCTTTTACTGTAATAGAAATTAAAGGTTGATCTGCCTCATCTGGATTAGGAAAACCATTCTCACTTTCACATTCAATATCGATTGTAAGTATTCTTATTTGTTTGATATCCCAATCAATTTTATTTTTAAATTCATCTGCAATAAAAGGATATTGATATCTTGTATTACCATAGTATTTAAAACCACTCACATCTTTGTATTGATCGATCCACTTCTTTGCCTCAGGCATACTATCAAAAGTAACCTTACCGACATTATCGCCTTCTAGTGTTTTATATTTTGATTCTTTGCCTGAAGAAATGAATAGTGATGGTTTATAATTGATTCTAAACTTCTTATGACTACCATCGTGGTTGACACCACGAACCAGTAGCCTGCCACGATACGGCAATACCGAAGTATAGAATTTCATTAATGATTATATCTGTGTGTTGTTAAAATGTTTTGTTAAACTAGCAAGTTTTTCTTCTGCGTTTGCAAGTTGATCATTCAACTTATCTAATTCTGATAGATGTTGAGGGTGTTCACCTATTGCTACAGGATTGTCAAAGTATATTATCATTGTTGCTTTTGCAGCTTCAATATCTGCAATGTATTTTGCTGATAATGCTTTGTATAGTGGATTGTTTGTTTGATGATTTTGTGCCATTGTTCACTCCTTTTAATTATATAGTTATTATATCATATTTAGAATAGATTGTAAAGCGTCTATTCATCTTTTTCTAATGGTAGATTAACACCTCGTGTATCATTACCATCACTTCTCTCAATCCAAGAAGAAAGAACAAACTTTCTATTTGGATTTACATTGACTTTAAATCTAGTCAACAAATCTCTATTAATAAGAAATGTACTTCTTGAATCTTTTGTTGTCAGGCCAATCGGCACATCTGTATAAAATTTATTATTGAAAGTTAAATCTACAAAAACGATAGGTCTTTTATCTATTTGATTCATTCTAGTTGCCTCAGAAGTACCTTCTAGTTTA